ACCGACCGCAACAGCTTTATTTATAAGTGGTACGACCCGTAATGTGGGTATAAGTACGGATGCACCACGTGAGAAATTAGAGGTGAATGGTAATGTCGTGATTGGAAATCAACTCACATTCGGTGGTCTCGAGGGAAGTTTATTTGGAAATACTGCATTTATCGAAAGACGGTATGGCGCTGCTCAAGCCAAAAACGAACTTGTCATCTACAAGGGTAACAAAGGGTCTGGTGATGAAGGTCCTACGAGAATACGTCACATTGCCGCAGAACATATATTCCAAACATACAATGATGCCGTATTTGATTTGGCTACCGAACTCCCACTCACTGAAGATGGTACAGCTGTTGATATACCTTTGCGTATAACAACAGGGGGTGCATTAATCATTGGTGGTAAGATCAATACAGTCCCATCCAATGAAGCGAACAAACTGGTTGTGGCGGGTAACATTGAATTTACCGGTGGTGGTCAGTTCAAACTCTCAGGGATCGAGTTTGAGACAACAAATCCCGTTGATGAGGATTCAGTGAATATCTATAGAAATATTGGCGATGAAGGTACTGCACGCCCAATGACATTTGTGCATGAAATTACAAATGGAGTTGATACTGAGTTTGCTCGTTTCGATGGTTCTGGACGTCTTGGTATAGGCACAGCGTCTCCAGACTCAAATGTTCATCTTTATGATTCACGAACGACAGACCTCGATATGCTCAAACTTGAAAGTCCTGGGACAAATAAGAAGACGGGTATACTCTTGTACACAACCGATAACTACGGTGGATATGTTAGAGGTTTCCGTAATTCGACCCATACGACATCTGGGATCACGATTGGTGCGACCAATAATAGTACGGACGCGGATGGACTCCACATTGTACATACGAGTAATGTGGGTGTGGGTACGGTTAACCCCATGACCAAGTTTCATGTCTATGATGGTGTAGCGCGTGTAGAGCATTCTTCGAGTAATGCTATAGTGGAGTTTAAGACAACTGGTGGTGCTTCTAATATTTATGGGGATACACTCGGGAATGTGTACGTACAACCACATTCCACTGAGACATTCGTTGAAAGTAACCTAACAATCAGAAACGATCTTACGGTACAAGGTGCGATTGATTTTGGTAATGAGGTCGCCATCGGTCTTGCTGGTGCCACAGCGAATACATCCCTTCATGTGAATGGTGGTATAATCACTAACTCGGATGGTGTAGCTGACAAGAAATATTCAAATAGTTTCACACTAACGGCTGGTCAGGGTAAAGATATCACATTGACATTCGCGAATGGTGCATTTTATGCTAAATGTGTTATGATGTTACGTGAGACTGCGACAGTTTCTAACTTGAGTACAATGATCCTCGAAATTCAGGGGGGTACAAGTAATGGAACGACATCGAGTCAAGCCATCGCCATCGGTACGAAGAATATGTTCGGTGGAACCAATGCATACCCATGGAGTCCCACAGTGACGACAACAGCAAATAAGATTACAGTCTTACCAGCTGATGGTGCAGCATCGGGACAAGAATTCGCATACGATATACACGTCGAACTCCTTTCTTCTGTAAACGGGAAACTCACGACGATAAAATTCAATAATGATAGTGAATCTAAGAAAACCTTTACATACTAAATTTACTACGAGGGGGTGAGACCCCGCGGTAGATTCAACATTTACGCCCTGGTGGCATCAGAGACGGCTAATATAATTACGCCGGCGATGAATGCCATGATGACGTAATTCATTTCGGTTTCTTCGAGACCAATCTGAGGCATATCCTCTTTGATCTCTTCTGGCTCTGCAATAGACTTTTGTGTCCTGCTGGGAGGTTCCAGTTCCTCCAGCGGACAGTACGCTATCATTTATATAGTAATTAGAGATTAATTTCCGTCTTCTTCTTTCGGCGAGTCCGTTTGGGTTTGGTAGTAGCCCCGAAGTTTATCTCTTTGACCTCACCACCTGTGGAGTCACCCGAAATAGAAACAATATCAGATACATCGTCCTCCTCGGCGACACTCTCAGTCATGGGAGTAACCATTGTCGTGTTCATGGGTGGTGGTGGGGGCATCATGATACCACCCATAAGGCTTGAAATGTCCACCCCAGGTCCTTGCATCTCATAATTGCCGGTACCACCGACAGGGGCACCATCTGCAGAGCCTTCTGGGGCGCGAGTAGTGTTCTGCACGGCTGACATCATATTCTTGACGAGGTCTGGATTTTGTTTCATCACATCGTTCATGTTGGGCATGACCGACTTGAACATACTGTTTGTGAGGTGGAACATCATCGCCGAACCACCTAACATCATGATCATCTTGACCTCTGGTGCGACACTCACCTTGGAGCGGTACTTGACATAGAGTTCCTCAAAGACACCATCATAGTCATCAACATTTTCCATGACAGATTCAGACCAACCCTCGAGTTGAACCTCGAAGGGGTTGTACCTCTTGTTGAGGAACTCTAAACCAGTCACACATGCGATCAACATACGCCGGGAGAAGCGTACTGACTGTTCCACATCGATGCTATAGGTAATTCGCTTCACCTCAGACCTCAACTCATCGACATTGGAATAGGCGTTGAGTCTTTTGTTCACTGCAAATCCCTTCTTCTCCAGACGACCAAGTTTATTGATGAGGTCTGACTTTTCTTCGTCAATCGAGGTGTACCCCTTAGAAGGCTGATCCTCTTGGGATCCTGGACCTTCCATGGGTTCATCGTCATAAAAAGTTGGTTCATCCTCACCATAGTCAATCTCCTCATCCTGCTGAGGTTGAGGAGGGGCAGATTGTTTATTAGGATTCACAAAAGCATCCATAGCCTCTTGATGTTGCTGAGGTGGGGGGCGGTATGCCGTCTGACCAGGTCGTGGTACAGGTCTGCGACGAGGAGCCGATATCTCAATCTCATCCATCAGAGCCTGCTCATCAGCATCTAATTTCATCACAGTAGTATTTCCTCGGTCGAGAATAATTTCTTCGTCCATCTACTCTCTATGTAGAAACTAAAAAAAATATCTTTAACGCACTTTAAAAAAATGTATACATATAATAAATGTTCAAGCTAAACCAAGCGAACCGTAATGGGATTACTTCCATAATTGTTATGATCCTGCTGATCGTCGCCCTCGCGCTTACCCGTAATGCGAGTGCTTATCAACCCAGGCCAATCAGGATCAAGACTGTGAGTGAGGCGTCAATCTTTGATCTCAAGTCAAACATTAACTGTGTCGCCGGTGGTGGTAAGGATGATGAAGTCTATTCGATGGGTCTCACCCCAGGTGGTTTATGCGGTGCCCAAAAGCTCGTCGCCGACCATGCTGGGTACGCGATTGAGGATGGAATCGGTGGATCTTTAATCTAAGCTAACTATAAATGGCTCTCATTACTTCTCCCACTGAGACAATTCCAGATCTCAATTACGAGTATCATACTATAACAGTTGACACTATCGGACAGGAGAGTGCGAATACATTCACATGCTTTCTCAACCAGCCACTGAAGAATGTTGTTCAGGCTAGACTTTTTGCCGCTCGTATTAATTCTAATGTCGCCACCGAACACTGTTATGTATCTATCGATCAACTTGATTCGATTTTCAGTGACCGAACCTCTAATGTGTACGATGGACAGGCTCCCCTTAGTATTATTCGCAATTCATTCGCGAGTATTGTAAAGTCTGAAGATCTCGTTATTAACTATAAAGATGAATACCCAATTGTAACACAATATATTGATCCAATTCGTCGTGTAGATCGGTTAAATGTAACCATCCGAAATCAAAATGGAGTCCCCATTGTTCCCTCAACTCCCGCGAAAGATAACTTTCTAGTTCTCCGTTTCGTGTGTAGAAAACCTAATATGTAATTTTCTCCCCTTATACTAGTATACCATGTCAGCTGGTATTGTTCAATTGATTGCAATCGGTGCCCAGGATGAATACATCACTGGTGAACCTGAAATTTCTTTCTTTAGTTCAACATTCAAAAGGCATGCTAATTTTTCACAATCCATTGAAAAACAAACAATCCATGGAGCGGTGAAAAACAATTCGATGTCCAGTGTTCAATTCGAACGATCTGGAGACCTTCTCGGGCATGTATATTTTACACTCGATGATACCACCCAAGCCCTAGATATCCAACGATGGGACACGATCATCGATAAAGTTGAACTTTATATCGGTGGATCCCTCGTGGATACTCAAGATGCAATCTTCACCGAAAAAATTGCTATCGATACGTTCGCTCAAAATGTTTCCAAGAGTTCGAATGGTACACACCCCGGTGTAAGTGCCCGTTCTTATTTCTACCCCCTGCGCTTTTTCTTTTGTGAAGGACCCAAATGTGCACTCCCCCTTGTAGCCCTGAATTATCATAACGTCGAAATACGAATTCACTGGGCGACTGCAGCCTCTACTTATAATATAGAGTGCTTTGCGAATTATTACTATCTCGATAATCAGGAGCGTGGTAACATTGCTTCAAGAAAGCATGACCTTCTCATCACCCAAGTACAAAAGAACATCGCATCACGGAGTCTTACACAAGATTTGAGTTTCAATCACCCAATTAAGTACCTCGCATCTTCAGACACCACGACCAATGGTGCACTTACTTCACCCACGAATAAAGTCAAATTGAACATCAACGGACTTGATGTCGGTAATTATAAGTGGGGTAAACCACATTTCATTGATGTCACGAGCTATTACCACACAAACTTTGTGACTTCCCCAGACTTCTTTCTCTATTGTTTCTGCCTCTCAACAAGTTCCCTCCAACCTACAGGCACTCTCAACTTCAGTCGCTTAGACTCAGTAAAGATCATGAGTGAGTCCATGCCTATAAACGACCCTATATACGCGGTGAATTATAACATCCTCCGCATCGAAAATGGTATGGCTGGACTTTTGTATGCAAATTAAAATGCCTTACTATATTAAATGGTCAAGAACTTGCCGACAGTGGAGAGATCCACGAAAATTAGGTTCGGTAGGAATGCCCAAGAAGACCAGGGTGAGAATACGATCGTTTTTAACGCCAGTGATGAACAGATTGATGCGACACAATCGGGATCGGTG